ATAACTGCAACCCGTGCGGGCCGGACTACAACGCAATCAACCAGCTTGCCGTCCGCGCAGGAGCCTACGCTCGCCAAGCAAATACTTACTCGGTAGATGCACAGAACGCATGGCTTGAGTTCAACGCACTCTACCTCGGAGCGTTCGCATCTGCTCCTACTGTGGACAACGAAGGAAGCCCACTTCAGACTGGTGCGTTGTATTGGAACTCAGTTAGCAATACCCTATTTGCGTGGAACGGAACAGCGTGGGCTGTCGCAACCAACTTCAACGAGTTCACGCCATTCTTGGCTACGGGAACGACCACAGCAAGGAACCTTGTGACGCGGGAGGCCGATGTGGTCAATGTCAAAGACTTCGGCGCAGTTGGTGATGGGGTTACGGATGACAGTTCAGCATTTATTGCGGCAATAGCTGCATTGTCATCTGATGGTGGAGAGATTCAAATACCAGCAGGGAATTATGTTCTTAATACTAACCCGCTATTGAGTGTTGGAACAAAATCTATTTATTGGAACATTTCTACAGGTTGTGTATTTAGCGGTTCCGGAACAGGATCAAGCCAGTTCCCATACATGACTACAAACCAATTCCAACTTGCTGTTGGGCCATTTATTCAAAGCAGAACATCACAAACTGCTTTTGATGGTTCTGGTTTTCCAAATGTTGGGGTTGCTGCATTCAATGTTGAAATGCTTCAACCAACAACCTACAATGGACAAAGCGTTGGAATATATGTTGGTGCAGAAGGTTCAAATCCATCAGTAAACCCAGACCTCAGACTAAGAGGAAATACTTGGGCCATAAATAGCATGGTTGTTGCAAGACCGGGAGCCAAAGGTTTTTTTCACAATATTGAGGCTGATATAAATAATTTTGCAAATCCCGCAGGAGATGTTGGTGGTTTGCATAAACTCATTGGAATAGCAATTCAAGGAATAGGAGATTATCCTGTTCATGTTGGCTTAGAAATAGCAAGAACTCCATATGGAGGACAAACATATTCTACAATGCCAAAATACATTAGAGGAATACAAGTATTCCACTCAACAACTGGCATTGAAATTAACACAACTGTTGATAATGGAATAGTTATACATAATCCAGATTCATCGATTCAATCTGCTGGAATATCTGCAAAGATGTTGTCTAATGGAGCAGATATAATAAACCTCCAAAGATATCAAGATAGCAGTTCTGCTGGATATTTTCTCAGGTGCGTAAACGCTGCAAATAATGTAAATTTATTTACCATAAATCAAGATGGCGGCATTGATTCTCAATCATATTTTATAGGACAAAGGTTAGAAATGTTTGGAACAGCGGCTCCAGCTTCAGCAGGAATTGTAAGTTTAGGAAACGATGTTCTTACAAATACAATCGCAATGCCGACAACTCCACCGGCATATTGGTGGGTATATTATGGAGGAACACAATATAAAATCCCTTTATTTTTATGAAACTAGAATTCAACGAACAGCAATTGAGCGTTCTTAACGCAGCAATCGTGGAGTTGCCTTACCGCATCTCCGCGCCTATGATCAATCATATTAACCAGCAAATCCAAGAACAGCGAATGCTGGAGTTTGACGAGCGTAGGGAAAAATCGGTTGATCATCAAAGCGTCTAATGTCAAAAACACTCCTCATAGAAGGTAACACTCAAAACGGGAGTGTGATTGATGGGGAGGGAAAGACATTAGAGGGAAACGATTGTTTGCTTGTAAAGTCTATCCAGCAAGGAGACAGTTGGTTGGTTCCAGAGAACATCACGATCAAGAACTTTAATATCAAAGGATCGGTTAGAATTATTGGTTTAGGAATCAACGGAGAGGGTGAGCTTGTAAAGAAATCCTCAAAGAATAAAAATCATACCGAGTATGCTCAAAGTGTAGCACCAAAGAATATAGTCTTCGACAACCTTAACATTGAGGCCAATAAAAGAATCCCGTTCTATGTAGCACCTGGCTGCACAAGAATCACTCTACAGAACAGCGATCTTACTGGCGAGTCAGAATCAACAGCAATCTACTTGGATTGTGAATCGGCATTCAATGTGATCCAGAATAACCTGATCAAAACAAAAACTAAAAGAGAGTCGATTGCGGTAGATGGATCAGCAAACAACCTGATACAAAGCAACATTCTTGAATTTGTAAAGTATGGTGGAATCTACTTGTATAGGAACTTGGGTGAGGGAGGGACAATCCGGCATCAAACGCCAAGCAAGAATCAAATCAGATCAAACATATTCAAAGGCCAATCGAAGTTAGAGCAAATCTTATTTCCAGAAATCTGGGTAGGTTCCAGATCAGGAATCATCAAATACTTTTATATGATCGGGCCGAAGTTCAAAGACAGAGATACCAGCAAGCCATTTGGTTCAAGTGCAAATCCGAATGATCTTGCATCAAAAAATGTAATCAAAAATAATATCCCAAAAAGTATTTGCATTCGCAATTGGGAAACGATATAAAGACCCTATGAGCAATTGTATTCCTTGCCCACCATGCCAAGATGACTTGCCGCTAACTTGCGAGCCATACGGCGTTGTAACGACTGGCAATCGAGTAATGGTAGAAGATGACATCTTCTGCACGAAAACGCTTTCTACGCCATCCTCTCCAGCTACATTGGTCTGGGATAACGGAGTGAAGTGGCGGACTGGGTTGGGTTGGAAATCAATCTCTTCATTGTATTACGCTCAGAATGGCGAGAAGCTATCTGTGAACTCATCCGCTGGTGCGGTATTGATTTACCTTCCACAGAACCCAAGCCAGTTCGATGAGATTGTATTCGCGGATCAATCTGGAAGTTGGGGAACAAACAATGTCACTCTTCTTCGCAACGGATCGCTTATTGAAGGATTGGCCGATGATCTTGTGCTAAACACAACTTGGCCGACACAGATTACCGTTCGCTTTGAGGGATCAACTTGGAGGGTATATTCAATCATATGACACTAACCGACATCATTGCAAAAATTACTCTGTTCGCCAAGCGAGCTATCGTTAACGATAATAGTTCAAACACGGCAGTATCTATTAACCAAGCCGGAACAGGAGCAGGGTTGTCAGTAGCGAGCACAACAGGAACTGCGGTATCTGTCCAAGCAAGCCATACTAATCCTGCGGCTGGTGGAACATTGGAAGTCTTTAAGTCAAGCGGTGGAGACTTTGTTTATGACGGAGGCGGCGATGGTGTGTTTGTGTTCACAAATATAAGTTCTTCTATAACTAAAGCTACTGCGTTTGTGGGTGCGAATGTTGGGATTGGAACTGCAGGCCCAACCGCAACACTTGATGTGAATGGTTCGTTTAAAGCTCGTTCCGCAGAATTTAATAACCCTACAGGGGACACATTTATTGAAATCGGCGGAACAACAAATGTTTACATTGACCTCAAAAAACCAAATACAGATGACTATGATCTTAGAATTGGAGTTGATTCTGCGAGTGCTTCAATAGAAACACCGGGGGGGCAAAATCTTGTAATTCTTGCAGTAGGGCAGTATGTTGGAATTGGAACCGCTACCCCAGCAAGAAAACTTCATGTGAACGGACTTGTTCGATTGCAAGGTCTGTCAACCTATGCCAACAACGCCGCTGCTATTACTGGAGGATTGGTGGCAGATGACATTTACAAAACCGTAACCGGAGAACTACGAATCGTTGTATAAATTATGTCTTGCAAAACCACCTACGACCCGTGCCTTGATGGCAAGCTAAACCAGATCGGTTCTTACTCAGCCGCTGCTCGGTATGCTGCCGAGCAATCAGCTACTAGCGCAACCCAGTCTGCCAATAGCGCAACTGCATCAGCTACGAGCGCAACTAACTCAGCAACGAGCGCAACTCAAGCAAACAACTACCTTACACAAGTAGAGAACATCTTTGAAGATTTTGACGAGCGTTATCTTGGATCAAAAGCAGTAGCTCCTACTGTAGATAACCAAGGTAATCCACTACAAGAGGGTGCGATGTATTGGAACTCTGTGGCTAACTCACTTTATGTCTGGGATGGTTCTGTGTGGGTGGCATTGCCAACAGGGTTTAATGAGTTCACAAACTTTCTTGCAACAGGAACTCCAACCGCTCGCAATCTCGTTACCCGTGGTGGAGATGTAATCAATGTAAAAGACTTCGGAGCGGTTGGTGATGGGGTTACGGATGATGCTGCGGCTATTCAAGCTGCTATGAATTTTGGTGGAACAATATATTTCCCAGAAGGAACTTATATTGTTAGTCAAAATATATCAGTAACAGACAAAAGATCAGGAGTGATTGGAGCACATCCAACAAAAACAATATTTTCTTTTTCTGGAAGTTCTGCTGGATTTACATTTAATTCTGGGACAGATTCTTCAAATACATTTTTGATTGAAAATATACAACTAATTAAATCAAATCAAAATTCATTAGATTCTGCAATCAAGATAATTGGTAAATCTGGTCTTGCAATTCCAACAGTAAGCATTGCAAATGTAAATATAAATGGGCAATGGAAGTATGGCGTTTATCTTGAGGATGTTGCATTGTCTAATTTTAATAAAGTTACTATTGATGTTAGCCAGACATATACAGATTCTTGCTTTAGAATAACAGGGCAATCAATTGATAATTCTTTTAATTCATGCTCTTGTTTTTCGTCTCAAATAGGATTCAATATAGATGGAGTTGGGGAAGGTGTTCTTATCAATAACTGCACAATGGTTAATGTTATTGTAGGGATACGCGCTAATCACCAATCAACAGTTCCGCCAAAATCTGAGCCATGGTTAAGCGTATCGGGAACGCACATAAACGCCAATTCTCGTTGCATCGTTTTAGTAAATGTCCTTCAATCAATAATATCTGGATGTTTGTTTTACGCAGGAATAGGAAACTCTGGCGTAAAAGAGGGTTGGATTGGAGTTGATGTAAGCGGAGGAGACGGAGCCGTAAACGAAGAGATAGTAATATCAAACAATATTTTTAACGGAAGAACATATCCAGATCCATCAATGATTGGCGTTAGTATAAACACAGGGAATAGCGTTGTTGTTTCTGGAAATATGTTTATTGAAACTGTTACAGGAATTTATGCTGGGACAGATTGTTTAGAGTCTAAATTTACAGACAACCTATACAGGGGGCTAGCAAACTCCATAATTAATACAGGAATAACAAATTCTCACTATTTCACAGATCAAGGAGCTATTTGTGTTAATAACATTGCAAATGGATTAAAAATTGAACCAAATGTAACTAGCGGATCACCAACAATTAGAGCATACGGATCAGACGAAAACATAAATATAAATCTCGCAACCAAAGGAAGTGGTTTGATTTCCTTCGGAACATTCACAGAGCAAGGTGCCACGCCAACGACTGGCTTCATTGAAATCCTTGATGCTGCTGGAACCCCACGAAAAATAGCTGTAATATCATAATATGAATTGGAAAATCACTCAAGTCAAAACAGCCGCCATGCCTGTTGAGGGAACGATAGTAAACGCATCTTTTGAAGTTTCGAAAGACGGAGCAAATGTTGAAGCTGACATCAATCTTCTTCCAGCAAGTGCAGAATCTTTTGTTAAATTAGAGACTGTCACGGAAGAACAAGTGATCCAATGGGTGAAAGATGCCCTTGATTACAACATCAATGATGAAGCCTATAGCAATGTTAAACGATATGAAAATATCGTTGATCAAAAAACAAAAGAAACAGAGCCGCAAATCACACCCTTGCCTTGGAAATGAAACTAGAATTCAACGAACAACAACTGAGCGTTCTTAACGCAGCAATCGTGGAGTTGCCTTACCGTATCTCTGCGCCCCTCATTAATTATATTAACCAGCAGATCAAAGAACAGCAAATGCTGGAGTTTGACGAGCGTAGGGAAGCGGCTCAAAAAAACATTGAGCATCACAATGTCTAATGCCGGCTGAAGGATCAGTCTTTGATGGGTTCACTAGTATCATAGCGCAAGACGCTGATACTCACCCCTCGTATTTACCGGATTCCGTAGTAGCGGAATCAGTGAATAGAACATTCCGTGGAGGGATTAATAGAACCAGACCAAGCATTCGGAATATTCCGATTCTTGCTGGAGCAGACCAACCGGAGACTATCGTTAACGATATTCTTGGTGGTAGCTTCCAAGGCGCGTATCCATATCGGGCGACTAACTACAGAACAAGCGATGGGCTGCTGCTATCTGTATCAGGAGTTATCTACTTTCTAAAGATAGTAAACAACCAAGCATACGCATACAAGCTCATCGAAGGTAACGATCCGGGCATGATGCACACATTCTTCGTGCAAGCTGAAGATCGGGCGTATATCCAAAACGGATACCAGAATGCGATTGCATGGGATGGAGTATTAGGGACTTTCAATGCTACTGAAATCCAAAACGAAGACTACTGCGAGATCGTTTCAGTCGGCACTACCAACTTCACATTGATCGGTGCGCCATCCAATACAATCGGAGTAAAGTTCACGGCAACTGGAAGCGGAGTAGGAACTGGAACAGTTAAAATACCTGCCTATCGCTTGAATCCATACCTCGCCAAGATGCCGATTGGGACTGTAATGGAGTATGCCTTTGGCCGAGTCTTCGTCTCTGATAGGTTCAATCAAATCTACGCATCAGACATTATCTATGGTGGTGGATTTACCGACACCAAGAATACCGAAAACTTCACAGAGATTGGATACTGGGCAGAAGGTGGTGCGTTCTCTACTCCAGCGATGATGGGGAATATAACTGGAATGAAAGTAATGCCACAGATTGGTTCAAACCTTCGCGGCCAAGGTGAGCTTGTAGTTCTAACTGGTAACGGAGCATTCTCAATGGATGTGTCTATACCAAGAATCCAATGGAACACATCGAACATCCAACGCATCTCACTGCTTGGGCGCGGATGCACAAGTCCATACTTGGGACTAGCAAACTCTGAGCTTTGGTTTAGGTCACACGATGGATGGGCATTCTACTCCAATAGCCAATCTGAATTTGCGCGATACTTTTCACTACGTAAACTATCGAGGGAAGTAAACAAATGGGTGCAGAACGATACTCCGTGGATGAAGCAATTCGCTTCTACAATGTTTTTTGATAACTATATCATCAGCACAGTAGCACCACAAACCTATCGAGCAGAAGGAGTGGAAGGCTTGAACCGCTATCATAGGGGAATGGTGGTTCTTGATCTCGACCAATCATCTTCACCCGCACCAGACGCACAGCTTTCTTTTCGCTGGAATGGCATTTGGACGGGCTTTAGACCCACTCAGCTACTCACAGCACTAATCCAAGGTGAGAAGCGAGGATTTGGATTCTCGTTTGATAAAGACAACAAGAACCGACTCTACGAATTTACAACAAGCCAAGGCGACGATTACGGGCCAAATGGAACAAGACAGATAGAATCCTTTTTTACTACTGGTAGGTATGACTTCAACAGAAGCGGCGCGACGAACAAGTTCCTCCGCAAAAAGATTACTGGTGGAGAAATGTGGATGAGTGAGATCAAGGGAACAGTAGATAGCTATGTCGATTTCCGCGCAGATTCTAATCCATGCTGGTCAGAACTAAAAGTTCCTACAACTTTCGGATGCAACCCATGCTCACCTAAAGTAACTGAATGCGTTCCACAGAAAAGTGGCAATCGCTACAAACGATACAAGTTTAACACTCCTGACCCAAGCGAGTGCAATGACTTGGCAGGTATCCCATCGGTAGAGGGGAGCGAGTTCCAAATAAAAGTAGCCTTAACTGGTGCAGCTACTGTTGACCGAGTTCGCCTAATGGCAAACATTAAGAACAACGACGATTCACCAGTTGGTGACTGCCCCGAAGAAAATGAGGAATGTGAACCATTTTTGTGTTGCCAAGAGAAGTATTGGGAATATAATATCGTAAATTAGCTATGGACAATTCTGATTCCAGCCCTGCAATTACATTCCCAAATGTTCCAGATGATTTCTGTCCAACTGGAAACTGGCAGAATGTATTCCAAGCATTTATTGATGAGGTTCTGTCTAATGGAACTATTCTCGTTCCGGGTCTTGGTGATGTAACTCCGCAGCAAGTTTCTCAAATTAATCAAACACTTGCTGACCAGCAAACGCAGATAACCGCACTTGATACGCGAGTTGATACTTTAGAAACAACTGTTGGCGCAATCCCAACTGTCAAAGTTCGTTATGGAACACTAACTCCTATTGCTGCTGGAGACACAACATCTATTGGAGTTACCTTTAGTTCTCCGCTACCATCTGCTGTTTATGGTATTTCATTGACTCCTATTTATGGTTCTGGAACTCCAGCATCAACTCCACTTTACACGATTATCACCCAAAATACAGCAGGCTTTACAGTAAGGGTTGATAACAACATTGCAGAAATTACGAGCTTGAACTGGATGGCGGTTCATACCTCACAACCATAAGCCATCACAAAGAAAACCAAACATATGACACCACTAAAAGGAACCGATCCAAAGTTAGTTAGCGGAGGCTCACCAACTCGCGGCATGATCCGTGAAGGTATGGGCAATATGCCTAACCTCGGAAAAAAGAAGCCAAGCGTTTATACGACTGCTGGCACTCCCAAGCAAGGCTACCAAAAGTAATTATCGGTAACGATAACCTATGGCTGATACCCTTGAGGAGATGGTAGAGCTTGTGAAGGGTTTCGTTGGCGACTCAGGAACTTGTTCATACGAGCGAGGAGTCAAAGCCATAAACCAAGCACGGCGACTACTGTGGAATAAGCGGGCTTGGACTACTCAAGAAGAGTATGTCCAAATCTGCTGCGTGAACGATTGTTTCACACTCCCGAATCGGTATGAGCAAATCAAACTTGCGTGGATTGGCAATGAATCAGTCTCGCTCGCAGACGAATGGTTTAATGCGACCAATGCGTTTGCTCTCCATGCCAACAAATCGTGCCACAGGTTAATTACTGAAGTAGGTGGTCTTCACGTTTTATTCCGTGACTACCGAACCCGCCCATATCAGATTGCTGTCCTCGCTGAAAATATTGAAGATATAGGAGTTGAGTTGATGTTTGACGCACAAGATGAATATCAATCTTACCACAAAGTTTCTGTAACCACAGTTAGAACTCCAGATATTGGTAAATCTCAAGAGACAGTTGTAGGTATCCGCGCAGTAAGTAAACCAGTAACTAAAGGTAGGATTCGGGTATATGCTTATGATCCAGCATTGGAGATTAAAACTCTAATTGCTATCTACCAACCAACTGATAGTAACCCAACATTCAGAAGGTTCCGCGCCCCGAAAACCTGCGAGTGTATTACACTCTACGCATCCAAGAAATACTTCGATCTAACCGATCCAAAGGAACTGGTAGAGTTCATCCCAGATGCAATGATCTATGCTATCCTTGCATTGAACTCGCGTGAGAATCGTAAGGCGCAAGAGTTCATGTCTAACTTAGCATTGGCCGTGCAGGAGCAAGAGAAGGAGATGGAGAATGTAGAAATCCCAACCGCCGCTCCAATCAGGTTCTCTAACTATAGTCGAGCAGATAACCTAATCGGGTCTGATCTATTGTCACCATCACCAAACGATTATTTCCTTTCGAGATGACACTGACAATTCCAGACAAGATTGATGCAAGGAATGTAGTTGGATATGGTGATCCAGACTACGAACTCAACTTGATGGATTTGGAGATTCTAAAGTTACCTCCACGGGAATGTCCGTTGATTCATAAGTTCACGCCGGGAATGTATATTCGGGAAATCTATATGCCGAAGGATACGATTCTCACAACTTTGCTCCATCTAACTACCCATCCGTTTTTCGTGATGAAAGGCGATGTGACTGTCTGGTATCATGGCATCCCAGCCCATAGGTATAAAACAGGCTACACGGGCATCACAGAAGCAGGAACGAGGCGTATGCTTGCTACCCACAAGGATACAGTCTGGATTACTTGCCATGTAACTGATTTGACTGATCCAGACGAAATTATTGACAGCATCACTTCAAGAGACTTTAATCCTCACATCGCCAAGGAAGACCCAAGGGTGCAGAAGTGGCGGCACAACCGAACCGACTTAATCAAATGAGCTTTTATCACCATCCAGAAGATAGGTTAAGAAACAAACATCCTATGATGTTTCATAGCACAGGATTCGCTATTGCTGCTGGTGTAGTTGCTGTAGGTGCGGCGGCAGGGTCAGCAGCTATCTCTATGTCAGCGGCAGATAGAGCAAATAAAGCTCAAGGTAAGGCAGCAGGACAATATAAAAAGCAACAGAGGAAAGCTGTAAAGGGATACGAAAAAGGGCAGCAACAAGTCCAAGGAATGATCGCTGATGTTCAAGCTCCAGTATATGATTTTGCAGCTATGCGAGCAGATGCTGAACAAGACTCAGAATATCAACGCCAACAACTTGAGAAGTTTTTGCCGGGTGCAGCAGCGCAAAGGGAAAGGCAAATGCAAATAGTAAATCAAGCAATGGAAGTTCTTGCTCAAAATGCGCGAGGTGAATATGGGGAGGATGTAACCCAAAAAACAATGCGTGATGTCGCTCAATATGCAGGTGCAGGATTCAACCTAGCAACAGCAGGGCGGACTGGAGGATTCCAAGCAGCACAAGGATTAGCACCGAGACAACTTGGGCAATTAACTCTTGATGTGCAAAGAGGAGCATTTGAAGCAATGCCTCGTATCGCAAGCATTGGACAAAGTTGGTCACAAATAGCAAAAGGATTCATGGCGAACACCCAAGATTTTGGAAGGCTTAGACTTGGCTACCAAACAGCCGCAGCAGAAGTTGGATTGCAAAAAGCCAAGATGACAGGTGATATGTTCTCTAATATGTTCAATGCTCAATCTGGATTGGCTACGAATATTTATTCAGCAAACAAAGAGAATGCCGCCGCAAGCTATGCCGCACAGCAAGCAGTCGGCCAAGGTGTCTCTGACATTGGACAAGCTACATCTGGTGCATTGAGTGGATATAGTAGTGCGCTTGCTAAACAAAACATGGGTGGCGGTGGAATGGGTGGAGGAGGCGGGTATGCAGGTGGATTTAATTACGAACAAGCCTACGGCCCAGCAACCTATGGAAACTCATCTGATCCGTGGGGTAATTTTAGTAATGGATCGGGAACAGGAGCATAATTTATGTCTATCGCAGAACTCATAATGCAGGGAACGAAACGCTCATCGGAATCTACCGCATGGGTTGGAGATTCTTTGGCTAAACTTGGTCAACAGGTAGGTGCTTCCTTGGCAGAGAGGGAGCAGCAGAAGCAAGCTCAAGAGATGCTACCATTCTTGCAACAGAGTATGCAGGAGTCGATGA